CACCGTTTTCCATGATAGCATGAAATAATATTGCACGCCCCGTAATACAGGTGATGCCAAAGATAATACAGTCTTCAACTTCTCCATGATGTTTTTTAAGGTCATATAAATACTCCTTTTTTATTTGGGCGTATTGTACAGGAATATTAGCATTTAAGTAAGCCATAATTTATCATTTTATTGTACCCCAATTTGGTCCAGATTCATAGTCCACTTTGTTGGGTACTTCTAATTCAACTGCGGACTCCATAATTTCTTTTATTTTTTTTGCATGTTCTGGATCTTTAATTGATATATCAAGTTCATCATGTACTTGTATATGTGGTATTATACCTTCTTTGTATAATTCAATCATAGCTTTTTTAGTCATATCAGCAGCGGATCCTTGTATTAATTTATTCAAAGCTTTGTATGTATAAGCTCTTCTAATCCCTGGTCCATGTTCCAATAACGCATCATCATGTGTCATTGCTTTATGCATGCCAAACATATTCGGCTCCCATAGATGAAACCTACATAATCTTCCAAGTAAAGTTCTTATCTGACCACGTTGCTGTGCTCTTTGCATTACATTATCCATTAGCTGTTTAACAAAAGGAACTCGATCATGATATTGTTTAAATAATCCATCTGATGTTTCTTTGTCTACACCCAGTTCAGCCTGTAATTTATTTTTACCCATACCATAGAACAAACCAAGATTAATTGTCTTAGCTTGACTTCTTGGTATATTGGCCATGTCTGCAACGATTGTATGAAAGTCTGTATCAGGATCATTATTATAAGAATCTAATACATCATCAACTCCATATAAATTCTGTAACCCTGCATAATGTACCACCAACCTAGGCTCTTGCTGAGAATAGTCAAATACACCCCATGTATGGTCCTCTTCGGGTATAAATAAAGATCTAATCATTGGTCCAAGTTCCTTGTTACGTGCAGGAATCTGTTGAAGATTAGGATTTGAATATGAAAATCTTCCTGTAACCGTTCCTCCATTATCACCACGTAATTGATTTATCTCTGCATGAATACGTCCTTTATGAGAATACTTTAATATGGTATCAATAAATGTTGTATGAGCTTTATTTATTTCTCTGGCTCTAGCAACTTGTTGAACCACTGGATGTGGATGGTTCTGTAAAAAATTTTTAGTAAAAGAAGGAGCAGATGTTTTCTCGGTTCTATCATAAGGTAAATTTAATTTTTCAAAAACTTTGGCAATCGATCTTGCAGCCCATATTTGAGGTTCTATTCCTGTTTCCTTTTTTATTGATAGTAATGATAACTCTTCTTCTGCAACTAATTTTTTCTTTAATAGGTTGGCTCCTTGGACGTCTACACGGACACCTAAGAATCGCATATCGACAAGGCAGGGAAAAAGTTGAATCTCGAGATCGAAGATAGATTGTATATCTTGATTAACTATTTCAGTTTTTAAATACTGCCATAACTGTAAAGTAATAGCTGCATCTTTTTCTGCGTATTGACCTACATACATTGCAGGAAGTTTATACATTTCTCCTTTTGGATCGATGCCCCATTCCTTTGCTGCTGCATATAAAGCGGCTTCATCTTTCCCTGTACCAACATATCTTTTAGCACAAGTATTTAAATCAAAACGAAATTGATTTTCATCACACAAAGCAGATGCGATCATAGTATCTATAATGGTGCCATTAATTTTTAAACCCATAGATCTAATCCAACATACATCATACATTGCATTGTGAAATATTTTACTAGCGTTAGTATTTAAAACATCTTGAAACCATTTAAGGACTATAGTTTTATCCATGTTTCCACCACCGCCATGAGCAATAGGATAATATCCACACCAGCCCTCAACAGCAACTGCTATACCAACAACTTCTCCTTTACCAACAATTGCTCCAGAACCCATTTTAGTTAAATCAGGATCTTTAGTTTCTAAGTCAATTGCAATCTCATTATGTTTTGATAAATCAGGGAACTCTTCTGGTGGTAACCATTCTGTCTGTGGCTTAAATATTATTTTCTGCATTTTTATTTATCCTTTTTACATTTGTTAATTGTTCCATATCTTGAAAAGGAACCATGGTAATTTTATCTTGTCTACCTTCACGTTGGTATATCTGATAAATTCCTTTTCCTTTTTCAAAATTTTTTTCTTTAAGTTTAGATTCAACATGTTCTAGTAGTTCTTGTCTTTGAACCAGTAGCCAATGGTCAGCTCTTTCAAACACTATGTAATCTGCTTTGCCTTTTACCCAACCAGGTTTACCTCTAACATTAGTTCCTTCAACCCAAGCAATATCATCTTGCTTTTTATTATCCCAACGATTTACTTTCTTCATACCTTTGACATCAAACTTTAAAAGTTCATTATCTAAAGTACCTTTTACATCCCAATGCTCTTGCATATCTTGATAGTCGTTTGCCCATATAGGATCTTTTAGATTCTTTGCAAAGTTTTGTTCTATTATTTTTGCTCTTGCTCTATATTCTTGCCAACTCATTATTGCTCCTTTTTATTGTAGTAACAAATCATTCTTAAACTTCCTTCATATTTTTTTAGTCTTCTTTTCATCTTTTGATTTTCGTCATATATTTTATTATATCTTTCAGTTAATCTTTTAATCTGTGGCTCATATTTTTCTCTGTAATGTAACTCCCAATTTTTTGCTATACTCATTTGTCATCTTTTAATTTTAGTATTTCTAAATCACAGTAATGTTTTATTTTCTCAAGGTCTTGTATCCCTGCTTTGTTTTTATACCTACAAACGTACTTCACAACATTGCCCTGAAAGAACGAGAGATCATTCTTTGATATAAATTCATAAGGTTGAATCTTAAATTTTTTATAATGAGATCCTCCAATTTGTTTATCTTGTGGGAACGCCTCATCTAATACTCCTTTACTTGTCATATAATTTCCTCCATTGGGTAACATTTACTATCGTCTTTTGGTCTTATAATATGTAAGTGTTCCTTTGTTCTAGTTGCACCTACGTAAAATAATCTTGTTTCATCATCTTGATTCTTGTCGTATGATTTTTTAGTATTGTATGTAAGATCAGTGAGTAAGACTACGTTGTCTTCCTCTCCACCTTTAGCACTATGAATGGTTGATAGTTTGATCCGTGGTTCTTGATTCAACATCTCTCCATTACGTTTCATACGTCTTATATAAGTAATTCTTTTCTCTCCAGCTTGATCAAAAGCTTCATACCAAATCTCATTAGTTTGAAGTCCATAGTCATTATGTAATTGGTCATAACTATACAATCCATTCTTCACCATTGATTTTAATTTATCCTTGTTCCACTTCTCTTTGCTAATATACTTTGAAATATTTTCTATTTGTTTTGAATCAAGCATCTGTCCTTTAATTAAATACTCCCAATTAGTTGCAGCAATTTGAATATCTTTTTCATAAAGTTTTTTAAATCTATTCTCATAATAAAACCCTTTGTCTCTTAATGTTTCTTCTAGTGCATCCAACATTGATCGTGTTCTAGTCAACACTAACCATTTACCTGTTGACATATCTACATCTTCAAAGTGATCGTAAGAACTTAGCTTTCCTTCGTGTTGTTTAGGGTTCCAACTCTTCTCTACTCTATTATTAACTCTACCAATAATTGAGTTTGCTAGTTCATGTATCTTTCTTGGAACTCTTCTAGATTCTTTGAGTTCAATAATCTTTCCTTTTTGTGCAATGAATGAATCAACATCTGCACCAGCCCATCTAAATACAGCCTGGTCATCATCCCCTGCAATAAAAGAATCAACTGTTTTATCAGTAATATGTTTGACCATATCCCATTGCATTAAAGATAAATCTTGAGCTTCATCAATAAATACTACATCAAAGTTTGGTGATTTTTCTTCTTTGATAAAATTTAAAATCATATCGTTGTAGTCAATAAGATTATAATCTTTTTTATATTGTACTAGTTGTTCACTTAAATGAATTAGAGTTGAGTATTCAACATCTTGGTTATGTTCTTTTAAATTATACTGTTCATCTATGGTAATGTTTCTAAGTTTAGCTAAGTTAATTATTCTAAGGTAATCACTTTTAGTAGAGAATAATCCAGTCTCTTCTTCGTCATAATCATTGTAGTCTAGAAACAAATGTTCTTTTCTTCCCAAATCTTCGTAGTGTCTTTTCTGCATTACTTGATTCTTTTTTAAACCCAATGATTTAAAAGCTAATGAATGTAGTGTTCTAAAATATGGAAGATCATCTTCTTCTAAAGTAAACTTTTTCATTGCTCTTTCCTTGGCCTCATTGGCTGCCTTTCTTGTAAAAGCAAAATAACCAATTCGATCTGGATTAGTTGTCTTTAGATATTCATCTACTTTTTCTAACAGTGTATGTGTCTTTCCTGTACCTGGTGGGCCGAATACAATTGTCTTCATTAATAAGGATCCTTTTCTTTTAAGGTCTTAGGTGTATGAGTTTTATCTGGTTTCTCAAATGCATCTACTACCATAATTGTTGGTCTCTTCTTACCAATTACAATTCGATCATCACTACACTCGCAATATTCTTTTAGCATTTGTTGTGTAACTTGTGGTTTCTCTGGCCATTTTTTTCTAAGCAAATGTCCATGATAAAATTTATGAAATATAAATTTATGTTTACCCTCTTCCGTGTAAACGTTTCCATTTAGAATATCTTTCTTAGTAGTTTCTGCTGCAGTTCTGTTAGTACAAAACTCTTCTAAATGTTCTTTTAACTGATCTATCATTGAAGAACCTACTGGTGCTTTGATTAATTCAATACCTTGAAGTAACATATCAGTATACTTTTCAAATTCTTTGACCGTGATCCGTGGTGGTTTCTTATTGATTTGTTTTACAACAGTTCTTCTAAATAATCTTTGTTCCATTAAACAATCGATGTTGTCTAGCTTTACTCTATCGCCATCTACATTGACCCAATAATAAGGTTCATCTAGTTCTACTTTTTGTAGATCAGATAGTATCGGAAACACTGCGTCTCCACCAATACCATATTTTCTTGTTCTACATAAATTTTTATCACAATGATTACACATAGGTTCTTCATTACATTTAAAACCTAAATCTTTTCCATCGTTAAATTTTATTTTACCTTGAACGATTCTATCATCTAAAGGTCCTTTAGGATGTTTTTCAAAATACTTATAATTAAAAGCGTTTATTTTATTCTGCCAACTATCTGAAAATTTTCTTTTAGCGTATTGAATATATTGGTAAATTATCCTGTCTCTACCATCTTTGATTTCTGTTTGTGTTAAAGATTCTAGACAAGGAGGACCATCACTAAATTCTGATTCAGGTCTTTTAATTATTAATGTCTCTAACTGTTCTGGAGTAAGTTTTATAAAATCATGTAGTAAATAAAAACGTTCTAGTGTAACAGCTTCACCTTGATCATTGAAACAATATCTTGTTGTTTTATCACCATTAAAGTATGGTAAATTTAGAAAGTTTCCTGTATCATCTTTTGATTTTAATTCTATTTGTTTTGGAAATACTTCTGATCCACCATAACCTAACACTGCACTAACTGATACTAACTTATCCCTCATTAGTTTTGCTTCAACAGGAACTGTTGTAAAACAAAATACGTGTGCACCCCCACTTTTAGATCTAAATACTAGTAGAGGTAGATCTAAACTTTTAATTTTATCTATTAATTTCTTGTGATCAAAACCTGCATAAGAATCAATATCAACACAACCCCATTTACAAGTATTAGTTTCATTAATCGGTATAACACCTAGACTAGGTTCTACACCGTTTAAATGGTCTTGCCACATATTATCTGTGACCATACCTCTTTGTACGAAAGATTTACCTTTGATCTTTTGACCGTCGGTACCTTTCTTATCTACGTATGTCATACCATACGCACGTTCTAAGCCTGAGAATATCTCTTTAAACTTTTCCATAATTATATATCATTAAGTGGGCGTCGCCACTCTCGCTTAAACGCCCACTACCTAGGATATTGTTTAGTATGGTGACTTCTCTGTTGTCTCAGTTTCAGAGTCGTGTTTAACCTCAACCTCACCTTTACCAACTTTTTCAGCAAAGTCTTTGGCTATACTATAAACACTAGCGTCTGATACAGGTCCAACTTTAGTTACATCCCAACCAAACCATGTTCCTTTATCATTAGTCATTTGAACTGACTTTAGATTATAAACGTGGCTAAATGTTGGTGGAGTAAATA